ACTACATTACCTTCTGTTGTCATAATATAGCCTTGTTTTTTCCATAGGTCATAGTTTACATGGTCTCTTTTTACTCTTAGGTCGAGGTTATCTTCTGGCAACCAAAAGTAGGGTAATATTTGATATTTATCATCTTCGTCTATTGGAGGAAAGACTAAAACAAAAACTGTAATATCAGTAGTGCTTGATAGGTCAAGTCCACCATAGCAAACTCTACCTTTTAGTTCTTCTTCATTAACAGCAAAATTACATAAGTCCCATTTTTCCATAGGCATCCATCTAATTGATTGTTTGACCCACTGATTTAATCTTAACTGTCTGAAGGCATTTTCTTCAGTTGGATTTTGCTTAGCTGATTCACAGGCTTGTCTTACTTTTTCTATTGGAACTGTAATTCCAAGAGATGGATTTGCCTTATGCCATACTTTTTCATCTGTCCAATCATCCTCCCTGTCTGCTCCATAGATTACAGGATAAAAAGTTGGATCCGTTTTTCTTCCTTCAAGTATGTCCACTGCCTTTTGATGCGTTTCGTAGCAGATTGATTTTGTATCTGTTCCTGCAGTTGTTATGAGAAAATATAAGGGCTGAGTTCTTGCATCTCCTGACCCTTTTGTCATTACATCAAATAGCTTTCTATTAGGTTGGGTATGAAGTTCGTCAAATACTACACCATGAATATTAAATCCGTGTTTAGAATAAGCCTCTGCAGATAAAACTTGATAGAAAGAATTGGTCGGCTTATATATCATTCTCTTTTGGGATGCTAGAATCTTTACTCTTTTGGATAGTGCTGGACTCATTCTTACCATATCAGCTGCAACATCAAAAACTATAGTTGCTTGCTGTCTATCGGCAGCACAACCATAAACTTCTGCTCTTTCTTCTCCATCACCGCAAGTAAGAAGGAGTGCTACAGCAGCTGCAAGTTCTGACTTTCCCATTTTCTTTGGTATTTCAATATAGGCTGTATTAAATTGTCGATATCCCGTATCTTTTACAATGCCAAATAAGTCTCTTATGATTTCTTCTTGCCAATCAATAAGCTTGAAGTCTTTACCTGCCCATCTACCTTTTGTATGTTTCAGACATTCTATAAAGGTAACAGCATAGTCTGCTTTGTTTTTATCATATTGAGATGTAGGTAGCATAAATTTTGTTGGTTTATATTTCATTTGACCTCCTTCCTTGAAAAATAGGCATAAAAAATACTAGCCGTTAGCTAGTTCACTACGAGAAAAAGAGCCTTCGCTCAATTTCTTGATTTCTAATTATTTTGTTTTCCTAATTCATAAGCCTCTTTTAACATTTCTTTTAATGACCATACTGAAACTTCTAAAAAGTCTTCTGAATCATTGTTTCTTTTTTCTAAGTCTCCTCTTTCTACTATTGCATAAGAATGTTTCTTGGCAATTTCTAAAAGTGCTTTATCTCTTTTTTCATTAATTCTTTTGGTGGCCTCTAAAAAGCATTGCCTTTTTAATTCTTGGTTTGTCATTTATCTTACTCCTCTTTTCTTATTCTTTTGGAGATTATCTATAAAGTCGTCAAACCATTTGGCTCCAATCTCAAGCCTTATCATTGGAAGTCTTCCTAACTTGTTGTACTTTAAACTTACTATCCTTAAGTCTTCAGGAAGGTCGCTTTCGTAAAATTCGTTAATTGTTTTTCCCGTTGTGATATAAATTGTGTCATCTTCAAGGTAGTCTTTTAAATAATCTTGGAAAGCTAAGTCTCCATTTTCTCCTTCATAAAGTCCAAGCATTGTAATTGCTGAAGAGTCGATTAACTCATTTAAATCTTCCTGTGTTTTCATGTATTTGTATACCATATTTTTCTCCTTATCTTTTTTTGTATGTACATATAACCGTACAACCAAAAATAAGTCAAGTTAATTAGAGGATATAATGGCTATATTTCAACCTTTACTCGCTATTTTTTCTATTCTATCCACTCTGAAAATTACATTTAACATTGAACCATTATCCCATTTTACTAGGATTGATCCAATGGCATCCACCCCATAAACTGTGCCTAAGGTTCCAACTGGCGGAGCCTGCTCATCTTCCATTTGGATTAGTTTTACTCTTGTACCTACAGGATAAGTTTCTTTTAATTTTTCTATAATTTCCCTTGAAATCATCTAATCACCTCACATACATATATCACTCAATCTAAGATTTATATCAAGTCAGATTAATAACATCTTTATACTTATACTCTTTTCCATTTCTTAATAGGCTTACATCTTCATCTCTACCAACTAATTCAATAAATCTATTTACAATGACATCTACAAATTTTTCATCAAGTTCTATCATCCTACAAATTCTATCAGTCTGTTCACAAGCTATTAGTGTACTTCCACTTCCACCAAATGGATCAAGTACAATGGAGTTTGTCATTGATGAATTTTTAATTGGATAAGATAAAAGTGGGATAGGTTTCATAGTAGGGTGGTCGCCATTTTTTCTTGGTTTATCAAATTCCCAAATGGTAGACTCCTTCCTTCCTGTATACCAATTGTGTTTTCCTTTTTTCTTCCAACCATAGAGAATTGGTTCATGTTGCCATTGATATGGACTTCTTCCAAGTACAAGGGACTGTTTCTTCCAAATACAAGTACCAGATAAATAAAATCCAGCGTCTTGAAATGCTTTTCTGAAATTAAGTCCTTCTGTATCTGCATGAAAAACATATATCGAACCATCATCTGCGAGAAAATTTTCCATATTTAAAAAAGAGCTCAGTAAAAATTCATAGAATTTATCTTGCTCCATATTATCGTTTTTAATTTTTCCAGCTGATCCTTCATAGTTTACATTGTATGGAGGGTCTGTGATGATAAGATTTGCTTTTAATTCTCCCATAAGTTTTTCGTAAGTAACCTCATCTGTAGAATCTCCACAAATAAGTTTGTGCTTACCTAAGGTCCAAATATCTCCAGGCTTTGAAAAAGTAGGCTTTTCTAATTCTTTGTCTACATCAAAGCCGTCATCTTCTGTATCATTTCCTAAATCAAAAATATTAGATAGTTCATCTGGTGAAAATCCTGTGAGCTCTACATTAAATCCATAATCTTCTAGGGATTCAATTTCTACTCTTAATAGTTCTTCATCCCATCCAGCATCAAGAGCCATTCTGTTATCAGCTAAGATATATGCTTTCTTCTGTGCCTCATTTAAATGGTCTGCAAAGACACAAGGTACTTCTTTTATTCCTTCTTCCTTTGCTGCCATAATTCTTCCATGACCTGCAATAACTCCGTAGTCTTTGTCAATAATTACAGGATTGATAAAACCAAACTCTCTGATTGATGATCGTAGTTTGTTAATTTGGTCTGCTGAGTGAGTTCTTGCATTGTTTACATAGGGTACAAGTTTTTCAATATCAACTAATTTCATTTCTTTTGTTGTAATCATATTAGCCCCCACTTAGCAAATTCTTCAAAACCACCAATAGAATTAATATATTTTCTAGCAATTTCTACAATTTCAGAATATGGTCTACCATCAACGGTCTCATCTCCGATTGCACAGGATAATTCAATCTCTCTATTTTCTTCTTGTGCCTTTAGGTGGGCATAAATATTAACTGATATATCAGCCTTGGATAGGTCTTTACCATGAAGACCACCACCAGTTACTGCTCGTCCCATATCTGAGCCGAGTTTTCTATTGGTCGCTCCAGTATCAACATTAAATCCTCCAGTCCAATCTCCAAGTGGATTCACGATAGCTTTTGGATAAATTGATTTTAAGATTTCTGTAGATATATTTGACTGGCATATGATAAGTTTATCTCCATCAAGAATGTATTTTCCATCGTAAGGATAATTAGAAAAAATTTTACGAGCAATTAGAGATAGTTTCTTTTCTTCATCTGATATAGGCACTCCCTTAAAGATTCCATTGTCACCACATCTTATCTTTTCTTTTTGATTATTTGATAGGTGGATATCCTGTTCTACTATTTTAATATCTGCTTTGATATATCCAGCTATCCTCTTAATCGCTGTTTCAATTTCTTTTTTATTTAGATTACAATCTGTTTCTATAATTACATGACAATTTCCATGTCCCAGCAAAACTTCAACTGCTATTTTAGGATTTTCTTTTTCCTTATATGCTAAATCTACAATTGATCCTGCAATGCAATCTGCTATTTTATCTGGATGCTTTGGATTTACTTTTTCAAACAAATTTATTACCTCCTTTGCCTTAGTAATTTTTCCATCATATCTTCTCCATAGTCCTCATAAACTTCAGTACAGTTTTCTTTCACTATGTCATAAATTTCATACCATAAAAGGTTGGCTGTCTTTTGAAACTGACTAGACATCTGTACAAATGGAGATGCAATAACTCCTCCCGTAGTAGGATGCTTTCCTAAAAGTCCAAATTGACTTATTGCCTCTTCACATTGAATGTATCTTGCAAAAGCCTGGGAGTAGGATTCTAATAATCTTGGATTTACTAAGTTTTCACAGTTTCTCTGTTTTAACCAAGACCAAGTCTCTTTATATATTTCATCTGCACCTAATGGTATGCCATTCTTTTGTTTTGCAGATAGATAGTCACTAGGTGTTGGCATATCTGCTCCATCAAGGACTGCTCCGTCTGGTAAGTCAACAGCATCTATTTCTTCTGGCGTGAATGTTGGAATATCATTCATTAGTATTTCTACTTTTTTACCTTTTTCTATTTTTTCAGCAGCAGGCTGTGGTTTCCCTCCTGCTTTTACTCTTCTTCCACCTCTGTATGTTCCGTCTTTAGCGATAGTATCACCTCCTAGTTGTTTTATTTCTTTTCTCATGTATGTTATTGACTTTGACTAGTTCTATGTTATAATTAATT